GGTTTTTTTAGGGATGCGATAGGTGTGCCCTACGGGTTTGGGAGTTTTTTTTGGCTACGCAACGCAAGGGGAAAGTTAAGCCTCGGGGCACGCACGCTGACTTGGTTCCGTTGAAGGCTCGCGTTTTGACGTTGATTGGTCAGGGCGAGACAGTGGCGAACGCGATGTTGAGCGTGGACCGTAGCTTGAAAACGTGGGAGGCGTGGAAGCGGAACGATCCTGAGTTTCGGGCGTCGGTGGAGCGTGTGCGTAGTGCTCGAGCAAGTGACTCTGGTGAGGATTTCCCGTCGTTCGCGGATTTCAGTAGGGAGTATTTGGATGCTCCGGTGTTCCCGCACATGCAGAACGTGGTGGATTTGATTGACGGGAATGACCCGTCGTGGGTGCACCCGTCGATGGTGTGGGAGCGGAACGAGCCGGATCTGGTGATCTGCAACATGCCCCCTGAGCATGGCAAGTCGACCACCCTCACCGTCAATTATGTGGTTTATCGGATCTGTAAAGACCCGAACGTGCTGATCTTGATTATCAGTAAGACGCAGGCTATGGCGAGCAAGTTTCTGCTGGCTGTGAAGTCGCGTTTGACGCATCAGTCGTACTCGAAGCTGCAAATGCGTTTCGCTCCTACGGGGGGTTTCGCTAATAACTCGGCGTCGTGGACGCAGAACATGATTTACGTGTCGAGTGACGCGCGCGATATGGAGGGCAAAGACCCTACTGTCGCTGCATTGGGTGTTCGTGGGCACGTGTATGGCTCGCGCGCGGATCTGGTGATCCTCGATGACTGCGTGGATGGTACGAACGCGCACGAGTACGAGAAGCAGATTGACTGGATTCAGTCTGAGGTTTCGTCTCGTATTACGTCGAGTGGCTGCCTGTTGGTGGTGGGTACTCGGCTGGCTGGGCAGGACTTGTATGCGGCGTTGCGTGAGCCGTCGAGGTATCCGGAGGAGAAGTCTCCGTGGTCGTACTTGGCGATGCCCGCGGTGTTGGAGTACGCAGATGAGCCTGCGGATTGGGTGACGTTGTGGCCTGCGACGCATGAGCCTGAACCTGGGGCGCGTGGCGATATGGCTGTTCCTCGTGAGGATGGTTTGTTTCCGAAGTGGGATGGGCCGCGGTTGAGGAAGAAGCGTTCCCGTATCCAACCGCGCACGTGGGCGATGGTTTATCAGCAGGAGCAAGTGAACTCGGCGGCTGTTTTCTCGCCGGAGATGCTGGCTGCGGCGGTGAACGGGTCGCGGTTTACGGGGTTGCTGCCGAAGCGAGTGAACTCTGTTCGTGAGGGTCGCGGTAGTGACGGGCTTATTCATGTTCTGGGCGTTGACCCTGCGACCTCCGGTTACACCGCTGGTGTCGTGATTGGTATGGATGTTCAGACGCAGAAGCGGTACGTCGTTGATGTTTTCAATAAGGCTGGGATCACTCCGGATCAGATGCGGGAGATGATTACTGGCTACATAGATCAGTACAACCTTGCGGAAGCTCGTATTGAGCGTAACGGCTTCCAGGGTTTTCTTGTTCACGATACGGAGTTGAACCGTTACGCGGCCTCGAGGGGTTGCGTTATCCAGCCTCACTTTACCGGATCGAATAAGCATGACGCGGATTTCGGTGTAGCGTCGATGACGGGCTTGTTTGCGGGCTGGGAGGACGGTAACTGTCTTTTGGAGTTCCCTTCGAGTGTGGGGAGCGAGGCGGTGAAGGCGTTGATGGAGCAGTTGGCGGTGTGGGCTCCTGACGCTCCGAAGAGTCAAAAAACGGACACCGTTATGGCGTTGTGGTTTGCGGAGCTGGCGTGCCGTGATCGCGTGGTTCACACGATTGGGCGGTCGCACATGAATAACGTTTTTGCTACGCCGTGGGATTTGCGGCAGCAGCGCACTGTTTCTTTGCTTGACGCTCAAGCGCATCAACTATGGAAGCCGGTAGGAGCGTAAATGGAGTACGACAAGGATCTGCGGAAGCGGTACGAGGCGGCTAAGTCGCGTTACTCGAACCGTGACACCCGCATGAGCATGATCCGGATGGTCCGTCAGGGACGCATGAACGAGGTTTACCCCGATATGTTCCCGACAGGCCCGTTGTCTACGGGGATCGTGGCGAACATGATCGACGTTGCCGCGCATGACTTGTCTGAGGTGCTCGCTCCTTTGCCGACGTTTAACTGCGCCTCGAGCAAGTCGGTGTCTGACACGGCTCGTAAGTTCGCTGAGAAGCGGTCGTTGATTGTGCGCGGGTACGTGGAGCACTCGGACTTGTCGCGGCAGATGTACCAGGCGGCCCAGGCGTACTTTAGCTACGGAAGCGTCCCCAGCATCGTGGAGATTGACGCGGAATCGCAGCTGCCACGGATCACGTTTATGGAGCCGCTGGGGGCTTACCCCGTGTTTGACCGTTGGGGTCACTGCATTGAGGCGTATTTCACGTTGCAGATGACGAAAGCTGACCTGCTGGCGAAGTATCCGGAGGCGGCGCAGGCGTTCCGTAAGCCTGGGTACACCTCGTACATGACTGACGAGGCGAACCTGCCGGTCACTGTTGTCCGGTATCACAGTGCGAGCCGGAACGTGCTGTTCCTTCCTGACCATAAGGGTTTCGTGCTTGAGATGGGGGCGAACCCGACGGGCGAGTGCCTCGTTGAGTGGACGATGCGGCCTAGCGTTGATGGTGAGCCTCGCGGCCAGTTTGATGATGTGATTGGCGTGCAGGTTGCGAAGTCTCGCATGGCGATGCTCGCTCTTGAGGCGGCACAGAAGTCAGTGCAAGCACCACTCGTGTTGCCTCCGGACGCGCAGGAGCTCGCGCTGGGGCCGGATGCTGTGTTGCGCACCTCTAATGCGGCGGCGGTACGCAGGATTCCGCTTGAGGTTCCGTCGAGTGCGTTTGCGGAACAAGGGATGCTGGATGGTGAGCTGCGCGCTGGCTCCCGCTATCCGGAAGCCCGCACAGGGAATGTTGACGGCTCTATTGTTACGGGCCGCGGCGTGCAAGCTCTCATGGGTGGTTTTGACTCGCAGATCCGCACGGGTCAAGCGATGTTTGCTCGCACGTTCGAGAACCTAATTGCTAAGTCTCTGCGCCTGGACGAGAAGCTGTGGCCCAATGTTGAGCGCACTATGCGCGGCAATAATGACGGAACCCCGTACGAGATTAAGTACAAGCCGTCACGGGACATTAAGGGCGATTACACGGTTGATGTTGAGTACGGGCTGCTCGCGGGCCTCGACCCGAACCGTGCTCTTGTATTCGGTTTGCAGGCTCGGGGCGACAAGCTGATTTCTCGTGACTTCCTGCGTCGGCAAATGCCGTTCTCTTTGGACGCGACTGAGGAAGAGCAGATCGTTGATATTGAGGAAATGCGTGACGCACTCAAGAACGCTGTCGCTGGGTACGCGCAATCTATTCCCGCTCTGGCGCAGCAAGGCCAAGATCCAGGCACAGTTTTGAGCACTGTTGCGGAGATTATTGAGGGTCGGGAGCGCGGTAGACCCATTGAGGAAGTTGTGCGGGAAGCGTTCGCGCCTGAGGAACCATCACCGGAAGAGCAAGCGATGATGGACGCGCAGGTAGCTGGCGGTCCTGCTGGTGGTCTTGGGGGCGACGGACTGAACCCTGACGGAACGATGCGCGGCGTCGCTCCTGGTCAGCAAGGGATGGGGCCAGGGGGCCGCCCAGACTTGAACGTTCTTCTCGCCTCGCTTGGTAGCAGAGGTGAACCCAACTTGACGGCGGGTGTTTCCCGTCGGATTCCAGTTTAGGAGGGCGCATGGCTAGAGAAATCATGGCTGGAATCCGCATGGGCGACTGGATTCACGTTTCGATGGTCGCATCGAACGTTTCCTACAACCCTGATATTGCTGACGACTTAGCTCGGCGCACAACTTTCATGTTTATGGAAGCTCTGAACGCGATGGATGAGTTCGAGCTGATTGACCACGAACTTCTCGAAAATGAAGAGGAAGAAGAGGTCAAAGAACTAGACCCCCGCATAGTCCGATTTATTCAAGATGGGTGGGAGGGGAATCCGGATGCCTAGAGGTGGTTATCAAAAGCCAGCTAAACCCGCACCCGTGTCAGCCCCAGGCCGCTTATCACGCAGGACTGACGGTGGACCGGCGCAGATGACGCAGGAGATGACGGGACTGCCCTACGGGGAAAACGCCGACTACAACGAGATCCAGTCAAGCGCGCCACTACGAGCGACCCCAGGGGCGAGCGATATGCCACAAGCGAATCGTGGTTCCTCTGGGGCCGCTCGTAAACCGCCCACTCCCCTGTTCTCCAAGACGGAACGCCCAAACGAGCCGATCACTGCTGGCTTGCCTTTCGGCCCAGGTGACGGCCCGATGCGCACAACTCGAGGTTTCAAGCAATCCGACTCTCTAATGATGCTTGCGGATTCTCTCGGTGATGAGCGCATGTACAAGCTCGCACAGATGTTGCAAATTAGAGGGATGTAATGGCGACTGCTGATCGCATGGAGCGCGATATTCAGCGTCAACGGGAAGAGCGGAATGAGCCTAACCCGCGCAACCCTTGGCCTGCTATTGACGAGTACCTGGAAGCCACGAGAACGACAAATCTTGTGCCTAACCAGGATTTTCGCACTGATGATCCGGTCGAGTTTCGTCGTCAAGACATTATTGACACTCGCCGTGAGATTAAGGGCGCGCAGCGGCGTATGGCTACGGGCGAGTATGACGGTATCGCCGCTGCTAACGCTTTCGCCACGACTAACGTTCCAGTTTCGACGTTCGTGCCAACGAGTCAAGCCAGCTTGTACGAGGCCAAACTGGAGCTGCTTGAGCGGGAACAAAACAATTTCGGTAAGCCCGTGTACGGCCCTGGCCGATTGAGCCTTGGCGATACGGACTACTCGAATCAGGTGACGTTGGCTGCTGCGTTGGCTCGCAAGCACGGAGCACCAATCTCGGCGAAAGACGTCAACAACCTGATTAATTGGGAGCGCGTGAACCTCGCGGCTGACCGGATCGTTAAGCTGAACTTGGCTGACAAGCCGATTGCCGCCGATAACGTGGCGAGGACGTTCGCGGCAGACTTTTTTACGGGCGACCCTGAGGTTGACGTCGAGCTGGCCGCGCTTTTCCAGGCAGCT